GTAGCACGTCGGCAGCCATGAGCTGCGAGTCGTAGCCGGAGAACGTGGTGAGGAATATCTTCTCTTCGTTCTTGTCGGCATGGGCGTTCGCGACAACGTAATCGGCACGATGCAGAGCAGCAATGCCCAAGCAGCCGAACGTCTGCCCGACTGGAAGGGCAAGGGCAAACCCGAAGACATGGCTATATCTGCCTCACAGCAGTACAAGCAAGCTGGAAACAGCATCGTGGTGGACGTGTTGGCCCACATCTACGAGCAGCCGAAGGAACGTCTCGCCCTCTCGGTCCACCAACTGAAGAAACGGTCGGTCGGTGGTGGAGTAGATGCGATAGAGCGAGCCATCGGGATAGCGTCCATACAGCTTGCCGTTCTTGCGGATAGTGCCGCGCTTGTAGTGAGGGTCAGTCATATCAAACGAACCATTCGGGTTCCAAATTGGAAATATAGCAATAACGCTTTACGTTGTTAGTGCTGATGAATAAATGCCAATTTTCATCGTCATGGCTATAATGGTTGTGTACGAAGAATTTTCCGTCGTGACACCAACAGAGAAGTTGACCTATGCAATGAGGCTTTTCTGTAGCAGGGTGCCACAACTGAACGATGTTGCGATACACGGCTGTAATATCCATCTTTACACTTTCCGACGGTTCATCCTTGAAACTTACACTTTGTTCGTCAGATTCGATGCAGATGCAAGCGTCCTTGGTTGAGTTTGACATCAAGGTGGATGCTTTATCCGACATTAACAGCACGTTAGGCAGTCGTTTTTCTCTTTTCATAATTATTTGTGTTTTTATAATGTTAATTATTCGTCCGCTTCCACCACCTTCAGCCCATGCCTTACAGCCGTTGCCTCGCGCTTTGCGGAGCGTCGGGTCTGGCTGTCGTAGCAAACGATGTAAGGGTCTCCAAGTGTGTCGGCAAAGTAGTTGCACTGGCGTATCATCATGCTCTTGTGGTTGTGCGCAACATGCGTGAGATTTTTCAAAGGGATGCGGTAGGTAGTCTGGCGTTCGAGATCGTATTTTATGCGCAGTCGCTCCTTGTGCCACATCTCCTTGCGCAGCTCGCTAATATCTTGCGCATCTCTCTTTAGTCCAAGTTTACGCTTGAAACGTTGCAAGGTAAAGAGTTTTATACCGAACAAAAACATCATACGACGGTTGGAGGTCTTGGGGTAAAGCTCACAAAACTTATCCTTCAGTTCTCCCTCAAGATAAAACTCCATTCTGCCTGCAGGGGTCTTTCGCATGGGAATCTGCCACGGGGCGGGAGTGGTGGGTTTTGTCGGGGTCTTGGTATTACGATAACTCATTGCTGTTCTTGTTTTTATTCTCTTACTTCCTGCCATGTGTTACCATGACCGATTCCACACTTTGCTCCCACCTCACAAAAGCTCATGTAGTGGCGACCATTAAGGCAAGTCCCTAAATCAACACAGAAATCACAGCCGAAATCCATAGAATCCGGATGATACCACACCTTGTCGCCAACCTCGCGGATATACCCCCTCTTATAGTCTACCACCAGGGTTCTACCTCCGGTGGGAAAAGGTTTGTATTTGTTCAAGACGACCTTATACCGATTGTTTTTCTTCCTTACAATACGATATTTATGAGGTAGTGACCATGCAGGGTCAAAAACTTCAGGAGGCACACGCCGCTTTTTCGGGAAATGGAACACCTTCGGGTTGCAAAAGTTGGAAAGCGCTTTGCGGTCAGTAGAGACAATCTCTTCCCAGTTGTCACAACAACGAAGTACGTCAACCCTCCATCCTATGCGACGCTGTACTATATCTAATAGCGATGGATAATTACGCGGCTTCTCCCAGATTCCTCTAAAGTAAAGATCGTATCTGTTAAACAGCACCTTGTTCCTTGCTTTCATAGGACTATACTTTAATTTCCGGATTAAATTTCAATATCTTAAGGGCGAGCTGTAGTTCGTGAACGTACTTTATATGACATAAGAGTGCATAGCCTGTCACGTTGTAATACTTTATGAATATTGCCCAAGCGTATTTTTTTCGTTCTACAGCCAAATACCTGGCAAGGGAACTGCCTGCTCTGGCTTTAATTGGTCTTGTGAAGTACTTGCCCTCGACCTCTTCCTTAAAGTCATTATTGCGAAGTATTTCGGGCGTGACGGGCACGCCATCGATGTTGCAGCACCATGTACCCCAGGGACCGTCATCGTCGTCGTTGACAGCCTTCAGACTGACAGCTCCCTTCTTGTCTTCATACTGTCGGTCGGGATGGATTTCGGTAACGATGCACAACGTGTCTTTCGGAAACATGCAGTCTTTGTTTGTCTGCACAATGTCGCCTATTCTAAGGTCTTCTGCATTAATCATTGTCTGCCTCCTTTTCTTCTTCAGTCTTAAAGTATTCGCCGTATTGTTGCCACTTCTCTTCATGGATATTGCCGACAACCTCAAACTTCTTCATTTCTTCTCGCAAAACGTCTTTATGGAAGCCAGTCCAAATACCTTCTACTTTAGATTCGGGAGTCGTTATCGTTACTGTTACGAAACGGGCATACTCCTCATGATAATACACTACGGCAAAATAGTTGTCGCGCTCATCGTCTTCAAGGTCGCTATACGGATATTCGTCCGAACGCAACACGTCACCCTCGTAAATCTCCTTACCGTTCTTGTCAAGGATGCCGGTGAAATGGCAGACGGTGGCGGGGGCTATTTTATGCACCCCAGTGAACCCCATTTTGCCCTCTTCTACAACAAATCCCAGGATGTTTAATTTGCCATCAAGAGAATGGGCCAAATCACCTGAATACCACTGTCCATCCATAAGGCTCTTACCCTTAAATTTGATTTTCCTCATAATCTCTATAAATCCGTTATGTTGTTATTGTTTTCGTCTGAAGCTATTACTTCCGGTTCAAGACTCAATGTTACCTTAACAGGTTCGTCTTCCCAAGACAAGTTGCTAAAGTTCCGAGGAACGACAAACCTTCTACTCTCATATTCTCTTACGGTCAGTTCGTCATTGCAACAATAAATGCCGTCCTTGAATTTACACCAGAATCCAAACCACTTGTCACGAAACGGCTTATCCGGAAACAACACGAGCGTATTGTCTCTAGCGCAAGCGAGCCATAAATACTTTTTGCTTTGTTTCATAGAACTATTCTCGTTTATAATTTTAGTTTTGCATCAAAGCCCAGCACCCCCCAAAGGGTATTTTGGAGCTCGTGGACGTATAGAATGTGGCGTAACAGAACATGGTCGGGCAAACTAAAATACTTTATGAAAACGGCCCAATTACAACTTTTCCGCTCTACCGCCAAAAATCTCGCAAGAGAATACTCCTCGTTATCAAGAGGCTTTGTATAGTATTCACCAACGACTTCTTCTTTAAAACCGTTCTTGTTAAGTATTTCAGGCGTGACGGGTATGCCTTCGACATAGTTGCACCAAACGCCCCAAGGTCCGTCGTCTTCATCGTTGATAGCATATAGAGTGACGACTCCTTTTTTATCGTCAAAGACTTTTAGGGGATTTATATCGGTAACAACGCACATTGTGCCTTTCGGGAACATGCAATCGTGGTTAACCCTTACAAGGTTACCCCTTCTTAGATCTTCGGGTTTAATCATAGCTCTCCTCCTTATCTTCCTTACGTTGAGATTCTTGATTCGCATTGTCCACTGCTACTCGTATATATTGCCAATAACTTTGCACTCAACCGTTCCGTCTTCTTTTATAAAATAATGTAAAGGGTCAACACATTCTTTTCCGTTAGAATTAATATAACGTATAGCAAAAGTTCCTTTAAAGAAAACGATTTCACATTTAGACTCTCCTTCGAGTATATCGCCTTCCCAAATCTCATTGCCTTCACAATCTTTTAGTCCTGTATACATACAGACAGTAGAAGGATCAATTAAGACCGCTTCATTACGATTAAGTACAGAGTCTTTCTGTCTATCCTCAATGATGTAGGTATTATCACACTCCTTATAGTAATAGCCTTCAATCCACTCACTACTATCAACACTCTTGCCTTTGAATTTGAATATTCTCATTGTCTTCTACATTTTCGTTAATACTTACGATAACGCAGTATATTTTTTACTCTTTCGCTTTGAAATTGTATATAGGTTTAATGTGCTTTTTAATTTCCACAGTGTCACCTATAAGCGATTCAATTTCTTCACCCGACTTATACGCCATTGGTGACTCATCGATTGTTGACTCGCATACCGATGTAGAGTAAATGTCGTGCATCTGCTGTCGGTATTCCTCCATGCTGAGCTGCTTCTTGGCCGCCGAGCGCGACATTAGTCTGCCTGCACCGTGGGGAGCCGACTGAAGCCAGTCGTCGTTGCCCTTGCCTATACACAGAAGCGAACCGTCGCGCATGTTCAAAGGGATTATCAGAGGATCACCACGCTTTGCGCTCACTGCTCCCTTGCGGATGATGCCGAACGTGTCGATGTAGTTGTGCATGGTGGTGAACACACGACCTGTAGACTTTAGTTCAAGACCTTTGATTATGGTTTGCGCCATAAGAAAACGGTTCAAGTCGGCATAATGCTGACACAACCGCATGGCATCATAGTAATCGCCAAGCGTGAGACCGCTAATGTAGGCCATGTCTTTAGAAACAGGTTTCAACCGGCGCAGCGCATCGTTTATCTCGTTCTGTCTGCCCTGAGCTTTCAGTTCGGAAATGATACGTCCACGTTCCTCACTGTTGTTGCATTGTCTTGATGCCAACTGCTGAAAATGTCGGCATATCTTTACGCCTAAATTGCGGCTACCCGAATGTACTACGAGATACTTGCGTCCTTCGTCGTCCACGTCCACCTCAATAAAGTGGTTGCCACCGCCAAGGGTGCCGAGCGAACGCAGTACATAGTCGAGGTCAAAATATTGCTTCCACGGAGGAAGAAAACACCATATTTCATTGTGCATAAGGGAAACCATCTCTGACGACAAACGCTTCTCATGCACATTGAATCCGCTTGGAATGTTATCGTTGATGATACGGTCGAGAATCTCCATATCAATGTTGGCAAAGCCTAAATCCCACACGAGCATACCGCAACCGATGTCAACGCCCACGGTGTTGGGCACCACCTTGCCACGGGTCTCAATCACAGTGCCTACGGTGCATCCCTTTCCGGCATGGCAATCTGGCATAATTCGAATCTTGCAGTCGCGGTAGGCCTCGCTCTCTGCCATCTGCCTTACTTGCTCATGGGCTTCAGGCTCAATGGTCTTTGCAAAAATCTTTACGTTCTTCATACTCTATATTTTCGTTAATACTTACATCATTTTATCTCTTTCTTCGCTTCGCCTTTCGTCGCTCTTGCAGGTTATGCTGCACAAGTGGCGTGATGGTGAGCGTTGGCGACCCGTCGGGCATGATCAAACGGACAATCCTCTTTGTTTTGCCTTCAAGAAAATCGTCTATATCTTTCATTACTGTGCGAAGAACCTCTTTCTGCGACTTCTTCTCTCCAGGCTGATGCTTATACAATTGACGAACATATTCCCAATTGATGGTCACGATGTATTGTCTTTCTTTATGTATCTTCATTGTCCTCTATATTTTCGTTATGCTTTACTTTGTTCCGCTAAATCCTCCATATTCAACCTTACGGCATTGTCGTCAAGTTTCTTCCAATATTTCAACACATCTTCAATAGTCGAAGAAAGGACGGAAAGGTCGATTTTTGTGACGTTATTGTTTGTTACTTTAACGCAGTCGGGGCGGTTACGACGTATTACTTTGATAATCATAAGCTAATCAATTAAGTCAAAATCATAAACGAATACATACGGATTGCTCTTCCATGTGCCTTTGCCAGAGATGCGGTCGATGAGGGATGCGTAGGCATCCTGCGGAGTGCGAAACCAGAAATTGGCAAGACCGTGATACCAATAAATCGTACCTTCAAGTCCTACGTCTCCAGCCATCCAGAGACCTTCCTTTAAGCAATCCTCGCTTTTTATGTCTTGCAAACGCTCAATACGAATATTGGTTATACGGATATGATGGGGCATATCTTCGGCACGAACAAACATTTTGTTATTCCAACCGATTTCCTCTTTGCGAGCCATACAGTTTGCCCAATCTACTTGAGGCGTAATGTCGGCATACGATTGCGCAATAGCTACGGTCTCGTTCTTTTGATAGCGCATCACACTGCGATTGTAGAGGAATCGCTCTCTTAAATCAGGATTAAATAAAAATCGAGAGTAAATAGTAAAGAGCGCCCCCAACGTATCGAACTTCTTGATGACTTTAAGCATCTCCTTGTTGGTGATAATTCGCCTTGTCTGCGTCTTTCGCTTTGCAAGCACGGCATCAGTCAGGCCGTACTTGTCGTTGAACATAATCTTTTGCATACTCTATATTTTCGTTAATAAGCCATTGGATTTTTCGCTTTTCCCTTTTCACTTCGCGTTGCGAATCTTCTCCATCTCCTCATTCCCCTTCGAGATTCGTTCCAAATGCTCCAGCACAAGCGAATATGACTGATTGTTCACCTGGTCTTCGGTGAGCGAGGCGTATTTCTGCATAGTGGCGATGGTGGCGGTGTATATCTCAAGTGGGGTGGACGGTGGTTGCGTGCGGTCGATCTTCTGCACCTTGAACACATGAGGATAACGCCGTGAGAGGGTTCGCATCATGCCGGTCCACCAGAAGAGGATGGGTTGCCACTGGTGGTCGGGGAAGTGGCGGAAGAGTGGGGCTTGGGTGTCGAACTGACGCACGTCGTAATGGAAATCATGTACCTTCAGGTTGGTGTTGGTGTCGATGAAGTCGATGCGACGGTTGAAGATGGTGGCGAGGGACATAGAGCGTGCCTGGTCTACGCTGTCGGCTTGCAGTGCTATCTGCTCGGTTGTGAACTTGCCCATCTTCTTCATCTTGACAAGGTTGTTGTCGAGCGAGGTGTTTTGTCCCATGAGATCATGGGCAAAGCGAAACTGCTGCCATGAGAAGCCGTCCATATCCTGCGCAGGACCTTCAAACTCAATCTTGCGACGTAGCAGACCACGTTTGTTGCGAAGGCGAAGGGTGGGGTAGGGAAAGCGAGTGAGGTGAGCTCCACGCTCGTTGTCGAGCCAGTCAAGCAGTCCGGCACCAGAAGCAAGATACGAAAGAAACCCGAAAATATGACA